TTTTATTTCTTTTTGCTTTTCATACACAACACCACCAACAAAAGGTTTCATTTTTAAACCTCTCTTAGATATTGCTCTAGCAACTAAGAATGGATTTAGTTTAGGTTGTCCTCTCTTTGCCCACTTAGCAAGACTAGATCCCTCTTTATAAGGTGGAAAGAATGGTTTTGTTCTCTTTACAGGACTAAACCCTCTAAAGATTGGTTTACCATGAATAAAAGGAGCTGTAGGACTACTAGAAGCTAATTTAAAGCCCTCTGACATCCTTAGCCTGTTAGTGTTGCCTAATTTAGCAGTAAACACACTTCTCCTAGTATTACCTGTGTTTTTATTGCCTCTACCTGCTTGTGATCTAGGAGATGGAGGTAGGCTTAATCTTGCTAATGAATCTTCTTTAAGTTCTAGTGCAAGTTTGTTAAAGAAATCATTACTTCTTTTATTCCAGATAGTCTGTGAATTGCTTTAGATAAGTCTAAAGCTCCATTTAGAGTTAGTTTCATACACCATATAGCCTGTTATTGTTAATTGCTGTTAAGCCAACATAAGGTCTACCTGATGCAAGAGTAATTGTTGATTTTTTAAATCTTTTACATAAAGTTTTAACATCTGGATCAAGCTCAGAAAGAAATATAATTGGAGCTTGTCCTGTTTCTGGATTACCACTAAATCCCATTGGACTGTTTTTCCTTTGCCAAAATCTACTAGCTTGTATTAGTGCAGCTTGTGTTATAGCTTCTGGAATATAACTTCCTGCATTGTGTTGATCAGGAAAGCCAAACTTAGCAGTAATTTTTAAGCCTTTAGGATGGCTAGTTGGAAGTATTTTGCCACCATTCTCTATAGCCATAACTATTTTATCAAAAGGCATTGTAGGTGTTAGTTTGTCTGCATTAAGTGGATATAAATAATAATCTGTGTCTAAAACTAGAGTCTGATCATCTGTGCCATCTTGATTAAGTGTTTTAACTACTAAACCTGTAGTTGTAGCTATATCATCAATAAAAGCATAATCCATAAACTCACAGTCATAATATCTAGTTTCAACTGTTTCACTTTGTATAAACTCTCTTCCTACAAAGTCATCAATGGCTCTACAAGCAGCATCAATAGCAATATCAATGTTAGCATCTTGCCCTGTACCTGAGATACCAAGCCAAGTTTTTACATCATTTTTATCTACATACTGTGTATGAGCCATTTAATTACTTATCCTCTTTAGGTTTTACAGCTTTATTTTCTACTTTTTTAGCTGCTTTTTTCTTAGGTGTTTCTAATTTAACATCAGGCATAGGATCTCCCATACTTGCAACAAGAACACCACTTAGGAAAGGACAATCCTTACCTTTAGCAAATTTACCTGTTTCATTATCTTTCCACACAAAATCTGCTTCTTTTTCTATAAATTTCATATTTTTGTTCTCCTCATGGAACACAGAGCCAATAATCTCATTCTTTAGAACAAAACTATGGCTCTGTATTTTTTCCATATTAATTAACTATTATTCAATATCATTAATTCTTGTGAATGCTTGTGGTTTATACACAGCTAGAGCATACCTTAAGGAAGCTTTGACTGTAAGTATATCTTTACCAAAGTCACCATCTTTAGCTGAGTCTGAAATCTGTAATTCCATTCCTCTTCTAAATACATGGTTAACTGCTAAAGAGCCACCAAATTTACCAACAACTACATCAATAGTTGTAGATACAGCACCACCAATTTGTGATGATTTAACAACAGGTAAACCCCAAATAGTTGGAGATCCTGCCAAAGCAGAAGCACCTAACATGAAGTTATTGTTTCCATCAACCTGACTTACTAAAGCATTGTAAGCAGCAGGACTCATCAAAACAGCATCTGGAGCTAATTCTCCATTGATTTCTACATCTTTGATACCATCAAGAATTGTTCTTAACTTGCCACCTGCAGTATCAGGGAAAGCCCCTGCTGTGTAAGTGATTGTGTTGATTCCTGTTTGTTGAGTAAGTCCTTTAACATCTGGAGCTACTCCACCACCAATTAGGAATTGTTTTTCTAATCTTTGCATTACATGATTTGCAAGTCTGCCATCAAAATATGCTCTTGCACCTGCTTGATCTTCAAGCAACTCTGCTGTGATAGGCAAAGTTGTGATGAATTTTCTTACAGGAGCTGTAACAGCTGAGTAGCTGAAAGCATCTTCTGGAGCAGCACCAGCTTCTGCAGTTTCTGCTGCATTGTTGGTTGCTGATTCTTGCAAGAAGTAATATGTTGTTTGATCTGTATTGATAGAATCTACCAAGTCCAAAGCAGGATTAGGATTAGGCTCTATAGCAGGAATAACTTGCTGATAGACTGTATCTCTAGTCCAAACTGAGGTTGTAACATCAGTTTTTGCTTCAAAAGGAACATTCTTAATACCATGATCAACAAAAGATTTATAAGCATCTGAATCTATAAATTGTGCCCCAAGAGATTTTGCTTCTTCTACTTCTGGCTCTCCATAAACAGGCATTCCAGAAACTTTTTTAGAAGCTTCCATCATATCAGAGTTTTGGGATTTCATTCCCTCTAGATCTTGTAATTCAGTAATTGAATCTCCAAGTTCTGCTAACTCTTGATTTCTTCTCTTGATTTCCTCTTTTTGATCTGAGGAAAGTTCAGACATATCTTTTACAGAGTCAAATATCTTAGCTAAATCTTCTGACTTCTGAGCTTTTTCAACTCTAAGTTCTTTTAATGTTGCCATTATATCTTTCTCCTTATTAATTATTTTCCATTAAGTTCTGTTGAACTTCTAGAAATAACTCATTATCTTTAACAGGATCATAACCATAATCAGCAAGAGCATCATCCAACCTGTTATAGATTGAACTAACACCCTGTAGATATTTAGCTATAAGCTCTGTAGATTTTGAGCTAAGTGTCTTTTTTTCAGAGTTTCTTAGAGAAGCTAGATCCTCTATTCTCTCTGTGAATGCCTTTAACTCCTCAAGAGAAGCTACAGCATGTTCTCCAAGCCTCATACCCTGTTGGGATGAACTGATACTTGCATCAGTAGCACTTGAAATCTTTAAATCTTTTTCTTTGGCACACTTGCCATCTTTTTCATAAGTACATTTTCCATACTTAGATTCTTCCTCTTTAACTTCTTCAAACTCAGTATCTACATCATCATAAGTTTGTAAACCTGATTTAAGAGCTTGTACAAAACTGTTCTGTTGTGCTCCTACAAGTACAGGAGAAACTTCCCAGACTTTAACATCTTCTAGCACTCTTACAGGAACTTCTTCTCCTTTAGAGTCAATGTGTGTTCCTTTAGATGATTTAAGCACTTGAAATCCATAACTGAATTGCTGCATATCTTGCATTGCCTTTACAGTTTCATAAGCTTCTTTTCCTGCTTCTGTGTTTAGGAAATAACCTTTAAATACAGCTTTTTGATTATCTGTTTCTATGATGCCTCTACCAATTACCTTACTCCAATCATGATTCCACACTAAAGGAACTTTGTTCCCTGTGTAGCCTGATCTTAATGAGTTAGCTTTGGTTACATCATTATCACTATCTATAGTGTCAAATAATGAAAAAACTGCCTCTATGTATCTTGTATCTCCATCTTCTTTTAGCTCAATAGGAGCATTCTTAAAAGAAAGATTATCTGGTCTTTTTAACTCTTCACTCATCAATTACCTCAATATATGCTTCAGTACACCTGCAATTCACAGTTAAAGCTGCAGGAGCTTTAGGATCTGCAGGAAAATCTAACTTGATTCCATTATACAGGTAAAAGCTATCAGCAGGAACTCTTTGATTGTCTAATATAAAATGAGCCTCTCTAACAACACCATCTCTTTGTGATACCCACTCTTTTTCTAACCTTTTACCTGTGGACTTAGCAGCTCTTTGCTGACTCCAAGAACTAGCCTTAACAACCTCTGTTCTTGCAATAGTCTTAGCTCTGTTTAGTGATTGCCCACCTAGAACTGTATTTATGTTTTTAGCTAATTGATTAAAGAATTTATCTCCCTCTGGTGTACCTGCAACAGGATTAACTATTCCTAGATCCTCAAATTCTTTTAGTGCTTTAGCAACTATGGTAGATACTCTTTTCTTTGTTGTTTCATTTAAATCTTTCATTACAGACTTTGCATTCTCTTGTAAGAAACTAGCTGATTGCCCATCTTGAAATACTGAGCCAACAGCAGGTGGAACTTCTCTTTGTCCTCTATAAAAACCATCATTAACAATCTTTTTAAGTGTTCTACCTGCAGGAAGTAACTCAGCTAAGGTATCAAATACTGTTCTTATAGCTTGTTCCTCTGTAACAGTTACACCTAAATCAACTGGATCTGCTGCTTTGAAAGCATCATTCTTAGGAAAGAGATTATCATAAGTTCTAACTGAGAAATCATCTGTTAGTGAATAGAACAATGGTAATAACTCTTTATCAAACTTAGTATCTTCAATAACTATATCTATATTTGTTTGCATAGCATCTAATGTTGAACTACCTGCAATAGCTTTAGAGATTGCTCTTCTTTGTCTGTTAAGTTCTTTAGCATATACAGTTTGGAAAGTATCTTCCCATTTTTGTCTTAGGCTATCTATAGACTTCCAGTAAGCAGCTTTCTCTTCATCTGTTTTCATAGCTTTTACAGTAGGTAAACCAATAAACTTAGTTGTTGGCTCTTCCCAACCATATAGATCAAACTTCTCTGATTTTTCTTCTTTAACCTTTTCAGCTTCTTTAGTTGCCCAGTTATAAGCCCTCATCTTGTTGCTCTTAGAGATATCTCCACCCCATAACAACCAAGCTACTTGCCCTTTAGTTGGATTCTCTCTATCTCCTGAAAGATAAGCATTGGCATCCTCTGAGTCTAGATCTCCCTCATGCCTACTAAACCAAGCTGCCATTCTGACTACTTTACTATCTGAGATAGTGCCATTAGCCATAGCCCTAGCCTCTCTCTTTGTTTT